AGCCCATACTCTGCCGGGTTGAACTGCTGCTCAGCCGTTACCTTGTCGAACATTGCGCGTTCGTCATCAGCGGTCGGCGTTTCGTCCGGTACTAAGCCGTAGTCAGCCGGGTTAAACTGCTGCGCATAGTCGGGGTTTGTTTCCTGCCATCCGGTTCCCGGTCCTGAGCGCGGGAATTCATCCGCATACGCGGTGCCGATAGGCGAGAGCTTTTGAAACAGCTTGTTAGCCGCTGATATGCGCCGCTCGTCGTTCGCCTCTGCTTCGCCTGGTCTTTCGTAAGCACGACGGAATATCGCCGCCGCTTCGCCTGGTGTCCTGGCCGCTTGCAACGCACGCGCGGCTTTCGACTCACTGCCGTTGAGTTCGTGGATCAAGAAATCCGTTTGTAGCTCCGGGTCGGATGCGCTCCGCCCCTGTTTGCTCGCGTAGTCCTCGAGCGCCTTGCGCCGAGGTCCAAGCCATTGCCCAAGACCATACGCACCGATACCATTCTCGATATCCGGTCGCAGTCCTGATTCCTGTGCGAAGTTGCCGAGGATGCCTGCTGCGTGATGCGCTGGCATCCCGTAGGCTGCTAGACGGTCCCATACTAGACGATCAATTGCGCTCATTGTGCGTACCTATACGTCCGTCCGTCTGGACCGCGTACCCTGCCGTCCGGTAGTTCGGTAAAGCCTGGCGGCAACGGTTTGCGTCCCGCGCCGGGTTGCATACGTGCGCCTGCAGTATCGCCAAGGCCAAACTCTGAGCCTAACTGAGAAATTCGGCCCTTACGGTCCTTGAGCAGTGCGATACCGCGCGACAAGGTTTCAAGGTTTACGTCCTTGTCATTAGACAGTTGCGCCTCTGTGGACCGAACCCACTCGCCTTCCTTGTCGGACAACTGCCCAGCCATGCCGAGCGCCTTAAACGCTGCAAGCGCGCTAGCGGCTTGCCGGTTGTATGCCTTCTCAAGCCGCTGTACGTTGTCGCCGCCTGGCAGAGCCTTGTTAAGCTGCGTGAGTATCCCGCCGCCGCCGAGTATCGGGCCTGTTCTGTCGGTGCCCTGCTGCAGCTTATAGGCTTCCTCTGCGTCCGCTATCGCCGTGTCAATAGTGGACATCAGGTCGCCGTATTGCTTCCGTTGCTCGAACAGCTTGCTATTGTCGAGTTGCTTCGCTTGCGGGTGTAGGTCGGAATACGTTGGCGCTGCTTTCTCGGTTAGCTGGGACTGTAGCTTGGCTTGCTCTAGCCGTAACTGCCGTTGCAAGTCTTGCTCCGGCGTTTCGAGTCCCGGTATGCGCTCCGCGCCACCGTCCTGCCCGAACCTGTAGCCCTGCGGTAGATTGCCGCGCTGTGCCTCTAGCGCGCCGATCTTAAACTTATCGCGTGGCGTGTCGCCGTACTGGCTGCGCACGCTGTACTCGGCCTGTTTCTTCATCATTTCGGCGCGTGCTTCTTCCTCTGCCGGATCGGTGCCGCCTGCGGCTAGGATTTCATCCGGGGAGGTAAAGCCGAGATCGCCGCCGATCTTTGAATAGACCGCCTGATAGGCCGGTAACAGTTCCATTAGTTTATTTTCAAGTTCCGGGCCTTCCAGCCCGGATGCCTTGGCGCGCTTATACATGTCGCCCGCCATCAGCTTACGGACGGCAACTTGCTGGATTGCCGCCTTGCGCTTCCGTTCTTCTTCGTCGGCTAGCCGGTCCTGTTCAAGAATCTTATTGCGCCGGTCGGCTTCTTCCAGCGAGGCAATGCGGAAAAACGTATCGGATAGTGCCATTGTGTCACCCAAAGATTCCGGGGTATTTGTAGTTCATGTAACTACCCATCATGTACGAATCAACGCCGTTACTAACCGCATCGCCGACACCCTGCATAGCGTTGCCCCATGCCGCGCCGCTTGCGAGCGCGCCATTCATGGCCGCATTGCCGTAGCCGGATGCTGCGTTTTGCGCCTGGCCCGCGCGGTTTATTGAATTGTTGCTCATCGTGCCGCTTGCGCCGTAGCCGGTATTGAGCAGGCTCCCGAGCGTTGACGTTTGCCAATCGCGGTTCGTCCAATCGTTATTCAGCCAGGAATTCGCAAGCCCCGTCTGCTGCGCCTGGTTCCCGGCTAGCATCCCGAGTCCGAACTGTTGCCCGTTCTGCGCCGAGTTCCGGTTGCCATTCAGAAGGTCGGCGGCAAAGCCGAGCGAGGTCATGTTGTTATTAAAGTCCTGTTGCTTCAATCCTGCCGCAGTCTGGAGGCCTTGTAGTCCGAAGTTCTTCGCCGCGAGGTCGCGGTTAAACGTGTCGTTAAGCGCGCCCAAGTTTTGCGCTCTGTTTTGCATCTGCGCATCCCACTGCGCGCGCAGGTTGTTCCCGGCCAGTGAGCGCGCCTGTAGATCGTTGCTCGCGTTCGCTAGACGCGCCTGCAGACTCATGCCAGCGGCATCCAGCCCTGCCCCTTGATTGGCTATTCCGGCCTGCAGTGCGTTGCTTGCGCTTGCTAGCCGCGCCTGTAGGCTCATTCCTGCGGCATCGAGTCCCGCGCCCTGGTTGGCTATACCTGCCTGCAATCCTGCCGACTGGTTCGCCATCTGCGCATTAAGATCAAGGCCACGATTGCTCACGTCATAACCTGCGTTTGCGCTCCATCCCGCGAGGTCGTTGCCGAACTGGTTTTGAACCTGTCCAAGCCCAATCTGACGGTTAGCCATGTCCCGCGCGTATGCGTTCTGATAGTCGAGTGCTGCAACCTGGCTGGCGCGATCCTGTAGCGCCTTCATGGTTCCACCGCCGAGGGCACCGCCGCGTGCCGATGCGCTAGCTTCGATAGCCTTGCGCGCTTCGTCTTGCTGGAACTGATAGGACGGGTCTTGGTTGGCTAGGTAATCCTGAGCGGATAGCCCCTTGGTCAGTGCGCCGAAATCAAGGCCGAGAGATGACGCGATATCCTGCAGATTGCCAGGATTGAACTGTTCCATGCCAGGGGCTTGCGCCGCGACGTTCTGAGCGGATACCTGTTGCGGGGTGTAGCTGAATGAAACATCCTGAGCCGAGACTTGCTGAGGAGTGTAGTTAAACTTGACGTTAGGCGCGTTCGGATTGGTCAGCGCCTTCGGCATGTTGAACGTTTGTCCAGCTACACTGTTCGGCCCGCCGAGCGCGTTCTTGCCTTTCTTACCACCGGCTGCCGCCGCGTCACCCTGCAGCGCGGTTAGTCTCTGCTGTTGTTTCGGAGATAGCGGAGCGCCGGATTGCGCCATTGCCGATAGCTTGGCTAGCGATTCCTGTTTCTTCGGGCCGAATCCGCCACCGTTCCCGGCCTGGCCTTGGTTGCCACCAACATTCCCCGCGCCCTGGCTTCCGCCTTGATTGCCTTTCGACGGCTTGATTCCGCCCGTACCCGCAGGCACGACGTTACCAGTCGCCTTCACCTTCGGCTTGGTTCCGTTGCTGCCCGTTAGGGCTGGCATATTAGCCATGCCGCCTTGTGCCGCACTACCGACATTTGGGGTCCGTGTTTTTACGTTAGGCGCCGGTCCGTTTATCGTCGGCATGATCGACTTGGTGGAACCGCCCGACAGGTTAGCAAAAGACTTTTGCTGCTTCGGAGTCAGCGGAGTGCCGGAAACAACCTTGTCGGCTAGACCGGCTAACTTTTTCTGCTGTTTTGCGGTTAGTGCCATATCAAGTGCCCATTTTGCCGAGTAAGCGGAGGTAATTTTTCTGTTGGGTGTCGTTTAACTTGCCCTGCTGCGCTAGCCCGTGAAGTTTGTCGAAATTTGACCGTTGCGTTGGTTTAAGAGCCGCCTGGCCGGTCTGCTTCTTCGGGCTTTGCAGTCCAGTGCTACCGACCGAGTTAAACAAGCCCTTGAGGTCTAACCCAGCCAAATCCTGCACATCACGCGGACTATACCCGCCGAGTGATTGCTTGACATTAAGCCCGGTAAAGTCGCTCAGTTTGTTGCGCGTGATCGGCGCGAACGCTTCTCTCGGCGTGTATCCAGTTAAAGCCTTTAGGTCTTGCGGGCCTATCTGGCGGATGATGTCGTTATAGTCAATGCCTGCCGCGCCTGCGGCGGTGCGTAGGTTCATCGGCTGTTCCCACATACCGGAACCATCGGCCTGCCCGTCGTTCCAGCCGAGGTTATTTCGGAACTGCCATAGGGCCTGATCGCCAAGCACGGAATACGGACTCATTTGAGTCTGTGCCCGGTCATAGTAATCCGCGCCTGTATTCCAGCCCCACAGGGACGCGTTGCGCGCGTCCTTGACGCCTTTATCCGCCGCACTTGACTGCATTGCTCCGCTAGCGAGAGAGCCAGCCAGACCGGCCCCCGCGCTAATTGCCATAGCGCCACCGACACCGATTGATGCAAAACTCATGATGACACCTCTAGCCGCTTGATATCTGCGGGACTGTTCAATAACTGATCTGCAGCAAAAGCCCTGAATTCTTCCTCAGTGCTAGCCGTATATGCTTCCTCTATCGCGTCCTCGTCTGCTGTATCGAAGTCGCGCTGACGATGCACGGTTAGAAACCATGTATCCTCATGCACGGCTACCGCCCGCTTTACGCCAGGCTTTGATACGAACGGGAGTTGATAGCCTGTCACACGCTGCACGCCTGTTGCGTCAACGATAGAGATATCGCCGCACAGGATCATCGCTAAGTGTTCGTGCTTATGAATCTTGCCGACCACGAATGAACCAGCCGGGAGGAACAGCGCACGCACATAAACACCGTCCGCGAAATAATGCTTAAGCGGGAATTCAAGCTTGTTAACTGTGCCGTCACTAACCTGCGATATCATTTCAGACTCAAGCGCGAACGCATACGCGCGCGCTTCTGTCGCTTTGTCTGATAGTGCCAGCGCATACGCACTCATTGCAGAGTACCTATGTTCGTCAAAAGTGCCTCACGATAGTCCAACGTGATTTCCTCGCCTTCTGGTATGTCGCGGTTAGCGACTAACCATAAATCCTTGCCGATAGGCTCAAACCGCGAGTTAGGACTAATCGCATGGTTCACGAATCTACCGCCTGGTGTACGCATACCGTCTAATCTCGCTGGTGCGAATGTTTCGCCGCCTATTATGCGCCTGTTAGCGAATAAACCGATACCCTCAATGCTTGACGCATTGAACCGCAAAACGCCCGTGTAGCATTCTGGAAACGACGTTAAATCATCGGTCTTGTGCAATAGCGAGGTTATGACGGAATCATCTATTCCGAACTCGTCCAGAAACGCGCGGTAGTCTGCCCTATCAGCGTCCATACAGTTCCCGCAGGCTCACACCATTCCGGCTCACAATGCGCGGTATCTTGTCGTCAAATACCACATAATTATAAGTTCCATCGCCTGCCCCGCGTGATCCTTGGTCGAGATAGCGTATGCCTGGAATGCCTGCGCTGAGCAATTCCGTTGCCGCTGCTGCCTGTATGGCTGGCAGTGTTGTGTCATGATGGCGCCCGCGCCCTATGGCAACATCGCGCTGGCCCATAGCTGTCGCGTTGTAAATCTCGCGCCCCGACTGGTTAGCATGATCTATTGGGTGCGCCAGCCACTCGCGCGCCAAGGCATTACGTACACCTTCCGGCTGCTCACTCAGCGGCTTATCCCAATCAAGGAAATGCTGCGGTCCTAGCGGGTCGGATGCCTCGCGTGCGGGGTCGGGCCATTCGAGGGAGGTTTCGTACATTTCTCCCGGCTCTTTTAGACGCCCCGATGCAACCAAATCGTCTAGTTCCTGCAGCACATCATCTTTTCGCCCCTTGAGAGCGGCCCGCGTCGTTCTAATATCTCCGTATGAATCAAGCCAATCCAGCGCGCGGGGCTTTTTCTCAATTTCCGTTATTGGCTGACCATCAAACAACGCAACGGGTCGCCCGCCCGATGCGTTAGCCGTAAGGTAAGCCTGAGCAACTTCCGGCGACTCCGCAAAATACAACCCATGCCCATACGCTTGCGCACCTTCACCCGTCCCGATCTTGGACATGTCGAAAGCATCGAACTTGTGCGGTGATCCGTGGAATGCCTTGATCGCCCCCATACCTCCGACCATCGGGAGAGCGCCGAACGCATCGAGTAACGACATGCCGTAATTCCCGGCCTCCGCTTCCTTGAGTGCGTCCGCTGCGGACTTGGCGTCACCGATACCTGGCGCGAAATCAGCAAGGATTGACGCGAGCGACCCATAGCTAACGCCTGGACCGACGCCAGAAGGGTTAAATTTCGCGTCTAGCGGCTCGTTACGGCGCGACAGTAGGTCAGCCAGCGCCCACGCTGGCGCGTGTTCTGTACCGCTTCGCTTGCTGGCTAACAGTTCCGCGAGGGTCATATCAATACATCATGTCGCCATAAATGGGGTGGAAAGAACGCACGCCCTGGTTGCCATACTGCGGAAACTGCGGACCATTACCGAACAGTCCGGCGAGAGTGACACCGTTAGCGCCGCCCCACATGCCGCCGCCCATAGCGCCGGGATACCCTGGCATACCGCCTTGAGTGCGCATTTCAACGCTCTGATATGGGTTAGAAATCTGTCTCTGCTGCCCGCCACCTACGCCATACATATTCCCGCCAGGCATCATGCCGGGATTCTGCATCCCCTGATACGGCATGCGTTGCGGTTGCTCTGGCTGGCGCACGCCGGGATAGCCTGCCATATTTCCGCCATACATTGCGCCACTCTGCATATTATTTGGCCGCCTATAGCCAGGGTTGTTTACCTGCGGCGATCCAAAAGCGCCCATCTTTGGAGCCGCACCGCCACCGGCTACGCCTGCTGATGGCACATTTAGGCTCATTCCCTGCCCGCCGCTAACGCCTGGTGACTTATTGGCACCAAACATATTTTGTCTGCCGTCGCCTAATCCCGGTATTCTAGCCATTTCATAATCCTCTAGTTAAAACTCACCACCCATACGGAACTATGTCAGCCACAGCACCGATCAACACAAATTTGCAGTCCTGTGCACGTATCTTCGGGACGATATCGCGGCCTTTACCGAGCCGGTTGTACTGGAAAAACCGGGTGTATTCACTCGATGCGCTCGTGTCGGAGTATTCCTCTCCGAACGTATGACCACCGTCACGCGAGAGCGAGAGGTATACGGTCATCGGGTTCGTGTTTACACCGTGCTCCATATCGAGCGACATAGCGCGCACAGTAAACGCACCGCGATCCGGTAAGAAAATATGATTGCCGATTAGCTCGCGCGTGTTTGCTGTCTGATCGTCCCGGTATGAGTCTGGAGACAACGTATAAACCTTGTTAGTCGCATATCTGTTGTCTGTTATGTATTGATAGCCAGCAAACGAAAACGATCTTCCGCCGATGTGAAATGTCTGCGAGCCTGATTTAGTCCGACTCCACGACCCGCTTACATCATTGTAGAGAAACGACCTTACAGGTATTCCTGAGTTTCTAAATGTAATCTGGTAGAAGTTATTGCCGCCTATAGAGTACGTGATGCCGCAATGTCTTGTCTGAAAAATCACTTCCTGGCTGTTAAGGTATGCCGACATATCAGGGGTTGAAATAATGTCAAACTGCAGCCCATTTATGCGGTATATGCCATATTCGCCGTTCTGATTTCTAAAATATCCGTATATTGAGCCATTGATAATGACTAGGCTATTCCTGCAATGCAGCCCAAACGTGTACTTTGCCCCCTGTACAGGCTGAAACGGGTAGTTTGGGTCGCCTACGTTCTGCCATATTTCCGTTGAAGTTGTACCGAATACGTACAAAAGCCCGTTGCACGCAGCAACCTTTATGACTCGATCAGAACTAAATTCAGCCTTTGCGTAATCAAGTATCCCCCATGAACTGCCGTTATACAGGGCAGATACATATACGCCATCTTCATTATCCGCCGAATGATTGACTGCGGCTACAAAATAACCGTCTATAAATGTTACGCTACATGCCGGTATATCGTACGTTGAACCATTGTTGAAATATATGCGCGAAACGCCACCCGTGGAAAACGACTTTTTATAAAGTCTATCACCTGTGCAAACAATTGCCTCGTATCCATTATCAGCAATCTCCGGGTCTGACTGTCCTGGCGTTGTTGACATTGTGCCAATGAGCCCTACGGCGTTTTCGTATAGATCATTACCATACACAGCGAACACGCGACTGCCGTCTGTGTTGGCATAGGCTGCGCTACACTCAACGGACGGCATTGAGCTTCCGAAAAAATTACTAACAGTAGTCGTCCCCGGCGTGTGCATAACAGATATGCGCCCTTTGTCGCCTGGTTCTGGCTGTATGTCGTAATAGCAATTTACTCGAGACGATGCTGTGACATTGATGGATTTTGCAATGTCGCCAACGCCGACACCGAATAAGTTTACCTGTGACCCGCGCGACATTAGTCAATCACCGACGATGTTAGGATGCCGTAATAAACCGCACCGACCGACGAAAGAGCATAACCCTTGTCCATTCTAACAACCCACGTTATCACCGACGTTCCGCTGTCAAACGTGCAGCTTTCCACTATCCCATAGTAATTTGTAGCACCATCCATTACTAGTATGCGCGATCCTGCAGGATAATGAAGCGTATAGTATTCTGCTCCTGAGTGCGTGAACGTCGTCGCGTCAACAGTAGTAAAGCCTGAGAACAGATGACGAATCCACCGATGCTGAATCGAGTTATCGAACGACTGCCGCACCGAAAACCAACTAAACCACCGGCCAGTAACTTTCCCGCCGCTGTCGCTAATCGGGTCAGCAATAGGCGGCGTTGATTTGTTATAGATCGTCATGTGATGTTCGAGTAAATGTTCGTTCGTCCAGCCCGATTGATGAACACCGAATCATTCTGCAGCGTCGTTTGACGCGAGTTCGTGACCTTTAGCAACATCAGCGATTCGCGCGCAATGTCCTCTACTTTCGGCGGCAATGCGCCGCCGTATTGCGCCATTTCTACCGCGAGGTTATACCGGAGCGCACGTTCAAAGCCAGGAGGGAATACGACCGTCGAATCCAGAGCATCGAATCCGTAAAACGGCAAGTGAACCATGAACGTTACCGTATACGCATACGTCGGAACCGGCCAGAACTTAACGGTCGGCGCCGGGAAAGCGTAGTCACACCAGAACACCAGCGGGAACGCTGATTGAACCGCTTTGTTTGCGATAACCGAGTAGTCGTCCCAGCCAACCTCTGCGATGGCGTGGTCGATTCCTGCTGTGTCCGTGATGCGTGTCGCGAGGATCTTCAGCGGCCTGGTAGACAATACAACCGAGTCAACTCCTGCGGCGGTCGTTGTCGTGTATTGCGTCACCGCATACACGACAGTCCCATCTAGGCTCCATGATTCGATCATGTTGTTAAGCGTAACTAGTCCATCGTCTAGGTCTGTTTGCGAAAGAGTCTGGTCCGCTGCAACAGCACCGTTTAATAGCAGAGCAGAGCGGATAATGTCTTGTGCTGTTGCCATGAATTCGTCCCCATCATTAAATGCGACGCCGACTAAATCGAAGTCCGAGAGTATGGTGCCGGTCGCCTCTTCAATGTCTTGCGACCCAGAATATCCTACAAGCACAGAGTCAGCGGCTATTGTACCTGCTGCCTGCGATATTTCTGCGTCTTGGACATAGCCATCCAGGCTTGAGTCGACCGTTATTGTTCCAACGGATAACTCGCTCGTATTTAACGATACGTTAGAGAATATCCCGGTTGCTGTCAGAGATGCGCTTTGCGCGCATACCGCAAGGCCGATGTAAATCGGGCTTGTCCCAACAACCGTGTTCGATATTGAACTGCGATACGTCCAGTTAACACCGTCTGTAGAGGTAGAGAACGCTACAGAACCGCCAATAGACCGTGTTACCTTATGCCAGCGGTCAAGCGTTGCGTATTCCAGCACTATGCTGGTCGTCGCGCCATCTGTTGCCCGCCACGGAACCTGTGTGGTGCCGAAATTCGGGTTTATTAAAAAACCCACGCTGGCGCTGTTCGCTGCGAGCGACGTGCGCAGTACGCAGCCAAACTTCGCGTACATTGCCCCGCCTGAGTACGATTCTACCTTATAGACTAATTCCCATTCGTCGGATTCGCTCTGATAGATGTACCCGAACTGGTCTGATGTGCCCCAAATGTCGGCCGAGTTGTAGCTGATGATTCGATACTGATCAAGCGACGGAGAGTATTGAATACTTCCAGCCGGAGACGGCGAACCGATGTCGGCACCAGTCCATGGAGACGGTATCGTTGTCCAGTCCGTTCCGAATGCGCTTGTGCCCTCAAGCCCTCCAATTGTCGGAGTTGTCGCGCTTCGTGTAGCTCCTTCATAATCGAGAGTTAGCCCGGATATCGGCGTGCCCGCATTGAGCAGCACCGAACCATTCATGGGCCGGAAATACTCTTTCGTTATCGGATTTGTCGATCCGGCTAGCGCAATCTGAGGGTCGCCAACAGAGTCACCAGTTCCGAGCGTATAGCCTGGCGTACGGCTCCACCGGTTGTGACTGAAAGTGATTCCGGTCGTTGTGTTCCACGCTGCGATGGACTTGCTTAGGTCCGTTTGCGTGACGACGTTATTGCGAAACTGGACGTTTGATATGTTGCTGGTCGTGAAATTAACCGTTGTCGCCGTATTGCCGTATCCGCCGCCGCCTTGCTTTCCGTCAATGAAATGATTGAAGGCAATTACCGTGTCGGCAAGCTGAGCGAAGCCACCAGTCGCAGACTGAATAAAATAGGTGAGCGGGTTAGCAGTGCCGTAAACGAGGTTATTGTAGATATTTAGGTATCGGCACCCGTTAGCGTTCTGTGTATTGGGGTACTCATTGCCGATCGACAAACCTCGGCCAGGGCCACGTACTGTTCCGAAAAGTGCTGCATAGTTCGGGGCGGAACAGATATTGTCGAACATGTCGACGTTATCGCTATTCGTAATGTACAAGTGCGGAGCCATGCAATCTTGTACGGTATTCCCGTAGATCTGAATGCGGCTCGTTGCGCCGGTCTGGCGCATGGCGATGATGCCCTCACCGTAGACAGTCTTGAGCGAGTTGTAACGGATTATCCCGCCGTTGTTCTTGTACGTGCTCCAGGTCGTTTGGGACAGATCGTATCGGGTCTGCAGACTAATCCCTGAGCCCCATGTCGGCACGTTCGGCGGATAGATTCCGACATAGTAGTAAACGCCAAGGCCGAGATCGTAAAGCGTGTTGTACTCGATGATAGGCCGGTTGCCACACGCCACGATGAAAAACGAACCGACATTGTGGATTACACAATTGCGGATCACGTTGTCGTCTGCACTAGCCTCGATGGTGATACCCTTTCCGCCCCATCCAGGCTGACCGCTCCATCCTGTTGCGGAGTAGTAAATAAAGTCCTTTATCTCTACCCCGTCCAGCACGTTCCAGTCCCCGGACCAGTAGATGAGTTGGTCTTCCATGTTGGAGGCGAGTACGTTGGTACCGCCGCCCGTCAGGACCGCTTTATTTCCAGAATCGTGCGAAGTGACAGTGATCGGGCTTCCGTTCGTCCCTGAACGGTTCATGCTGAACTTTTGCTGATAGGTGCCCGGTAGGAGCCTCAGAGTATCCCCAGGATTGCACGCCGCATACCCGCCATTAAGGGTCTTAGGCGCGCCAGTCGACAGACCGTTGTTAGCGTCAGAGCCGGTCGGAGAAGCGTAGTAAACTGCCATTTGCTATCCTACGATAGCGTAATGGTCGAAGCGGTAGTAATGCGCGGAGTCTTGAGAGCAGAGATGGTTATTGCTGGGGATAGAGCGCCCTTGAGCAACAGCGTACCAGCGCCCGATGCAGATGTTACAAGCCCCCAATGCGTTGCCGTTGACGAACCGCCAGTGAGCTCAGCAAACACGATGTTAGCCACTGGCGTTGCGACGTTGTTGGTAATCGTCCATGTCGTGTTATTGCGTGCTATAGCAACACGAGCATAACCGGTTCCGCTTGTGCTTACCTCGTTCGTGATCGCCGTGCCGCTTGCGCCAGGGTCCGAGGTAAACAGCGCAACATAAATGCTCCCTGCGGTTGAACTGCCGCGCAGTCCGGTAGCATCACCGACGTTTGCGAAATTCTCGTTCCAGAGGATTAGCTTTAGCAGCGCGTTAGCACTTGCGTTGGTTGTTCCTGGCATTGATTTATACCTTAGTCAGCAAGCACAACGAACGGTGAACTGATCTTCACGGTCGCGCCACCGGTCGCCCAAAACTGAGCCTGTACCTTAAATACCGTGTTTCCGGATGGGACTTGCAGTACAAACGGCTCGGATACATACGAGATTTTGCCTATTGCAAGATCAAACAACCCGCCAGTTGATGTCGATTGGTTATTGGCCCCAATGCGCGCGGCTGGCGCGACTGTTCCACTCGTTGAGCCAGCCATATCCTGCGTGAATGTTAAAAGAACCTCCTTCAATGCGGTTGCGCTCGAAATATCAAGCGTCACGCCAACCCTAACTTTTCTTCCTGCGTAGCCAGAAATAGCGGAATTTACAGTTTGCGTCAGCGTAAACGTTTCCGTATCAGCCGTTGATGTAATAACTGCAGTCAACTCATTCGTATAAGTGGTTGACGCGGCAGCTAAAGAAATAGTCGCGGTTAACGAACCTGTTCGAGACGTTGACCAACCATCGGGAGTGCTGCCGGTTATGCCGGTACCACTTGTGCCGCCCGTGCCTGACAAAATAGGATTGTCCAGCATGTTCCGCACAAAAGAGGAAAATCCAGCCGTGTTCAAATCAGGCAAAGTATCAAAGCCTGACGCAGCGCCGAGGCTTGGGCATAGGCTATTTTGTATCGTCTTGTTCGCAAGTAGTGGCGCAATGCTCTGCGCAAGACTTTTCCCGACTATTGCCGCGCCCTTCGGTGCAATGTGCAGCCCGTCAACGGTCGTTGTGCCGGATGTATACTCGCCATAGACAGTCGATGGGCTTGCTAATATCCTGTTTACGTCGGCTAATAACACCCTGCTTTGATTTGCTTGTGCAAATTGCCTGATTTTATGGTTAATCCACAAAGCGCGCGGCCTTCTTCCGTCTGTGCTGATCCACGCCGTTTGATTCGCTGGCGGCAATGTCGGGATTATCAGGTTTAGCCCGTTCCGTAACAGTATTTCATAAATAGATTCCATCTGGTCCCAGACGGACTGAAGAGAGCCGTATGCGTCTGTAGCGCTTATGCTATTTGTCCCGATGTAAACATAGGCCCACCCGCACTTAGCGATATCTTTAAGCCTGACCTGTATTTTGTTATACAACTCACTGACTAGATAGCCGTTACGGCTGATGTGAAATTTGATCGAGAACGCACCGCCGAGGTACCAATTCATCCAATCTACAACGCCCTGAATTGTTCTGTACGTTTGATCGAACGATATTGTGATGTTTGTACTTGCCGACTTGGTAATTACTCCGTCCGGCGGCGTATATCCGTCAACCACAAACCTAATGATATTTCGCGTAACTTGGTCGATAACGACACATCTGCGCATGTTTAGGTTTTCGTCTGCAGTCCAGTCAATAAAAAATGACTGCCCCACACCGAGATCAACAGCACTTGCGTTATCGAAATAGCAAACGCCATTGGTAACAGTTATCGAATTCGTGGATGTGCCGACCGTTCCCATTCCGGCATAGGCGAGCGAGTCGCCAAGCGAACATATGTCGTAATTCTTTGGTGCCTGCAATGAGACATGGTTTGATAGCGGTAGCCAGGTTTGTCCGTTGCTCCAATAAAGCCCGCCGCCGATCCACGCAGGGCCGACACCATATATCTCGGCTGATGGGGCGACATCAAGCGATTCCCAATATCCCCAGCCGTTAGCAGTATTGTTCGGCGGGATAGTCTGTTGGTCTGTGTAATTCTCTCGGCTGATGATGTTCGGTATTTGCGCCATAACCCCCCCTTATGCGTAGTAGCTGACGTTTAACTTTGCGCTAGCGGGCTGCACCGAGACGCGCAATGTCTTTTGGCATTTCATAATCATGTTTTCACCATATCGTTTTCCGCCAACACATCATCCACATGCCCGGCAGGGTCCGCGCCATCGCGGCACGACACGATCAGGCTGGAGAGTGCAGTTAAGTATTGTTCCTGCGTCAGCCCAGCGGCTTCGTAGTCCGCTGCCGGTGGCGTGCCTTCGCTGAGGCCGCGCACCATTCCGTCGAAGACTTCGTTGCACCAACTGTGGCAAAAATAGTGCGTGATATTCGTACCATCCGAAGATGCCGGAACGGTGAACTCGTTGTTGCTGTAGCCGAGCGCGAGGCCGACTTTGTTTGCGTCTTCTAGTTGGTCGGCGGGTGTCACCAAGACGGCGCTGAATGTGTAGCTCATAGCAAGATCTCCCTGACCGATACGTTGTCAACGGTTGCATTCGTGGACCCGCCACCCAGCCGATATAGCGAAAAAAGACCACTACACCCGTCGAGCAAGAACTGTACGCGCCCGTTCAGCACTCTTGGTACAATCTCAGTCGAGTTATCACGTATTGTTTTTATTCCATATGCTGTTGTGTTCGTTACGTCTAAGGAACACAGGTATATTTTTGACGCTGATAAAATCGACGCTGTAGTTCTAAGATAAACACCAGCACCGTCAGAGACTATCTGTGCTTTGCCACCAGTAATACTTGTGTAAGTCGTTCCACTGATTGTCTGCGTAGTCCATCCATCAGCACTATCAAACCCCCCATTCGTCACCAACTCAGGCCCCAACTGATACGCTCTGCCACGCTTCGCATCGAGGTATTTGATGATCTTCGCGTCGTACTTGCTTTCGGATGCCATCACGATCAGACCGTAACTGTATTTTGGCGTCGTGTAATTAGTTGCTCCTGATAACGTTAGGCCGCTGTCCTTTGTTGTGTAATCTCCTGCGGCTGTGTAGATAACGCCCTCCGTCGTGAGATTTGTTGGCCATGTAACTGGCAGGTTGTCATCGACAATATCGCGTTCCAAGTAATACTTTCCGTTTGCGTCGATCTTGAGCACTGGACGAGCTGCATCCGATGGTGCAACAGAGTGATTCCCTGCACCGCTTAGGTCTAGCATTTTCCCAACAACATCGCCTGCGCCTGAAACAAGAGTAGTCCCGGCCCGGTCGATATACATGCTGGTCAGAACTGACGGGTCTTGGATTAGGACGCAATTTGGGTCATTCTTGAGTGTCGCAAGCCCGAACATACCAGACGTTGCGTTATCAAAAAGCCCCTTGTATCTGAATAATCCGAACATCGGTTATACGTAGTAACTGACGTTTAGCTTTGCGGACGCTGTTGCTTCGATAAACCGAATCGCTGCGAGTGATCCGGTGTATGCAAGCCTATCACCCGCGCTAATGACCATGCCGACGCTTGCTGTCGGTGCGGTGCCGTCGTCGCGCCAACGAACGTCCTGTGTCTCTGCCTGGATGATTGCCCGCTTAGCACCTGCAGGAATGGTGAGTGCTGTTGATGCTGATAACGACGTGATTTGCTGATACCCGAGCGGGGTATCTGCAGATCCCACGGTTTGTTCGTAAATTGACATGATTTACCCTTAAAAATAGGGGCGCACGAAGCGCCCCGAGAGGTCAGAGGGGAGAAGGGAACCGATTAACCGTCGAACGCATAGCGTTGGCTGTCCTGGCTCATGATGACAAATCGCCAAGTGCCGGACGGCGGGGTTACGCTGCCAGCGGTCGGATTTACGAAGATTACGGAAACCGTATCGTCGGCTGATACCCAACCAACAGTAGCGGAAACACCGGCAACGTGCGACGGCGGGATAATGCCAACTACAGCATCAGCCGGGATTGCGCGCCCCGTGCTGGACAACGCAGCCGTTATAGCAGCCTTGACGCCTGGAACAGTTACCGTCTGCGAAGCGGTCGTAATCGTGGCAACAGCAGAAGGTGTCCACGAAATATCAACCACCTGATAAGAGGCGGCATACTGCGGGATAAGCCCGGTTTGAGAGTTAGGGGTTGCAGGCATGGTATTACGCTCCTACTACGCGAACGGCAAGCTCAGGGTATACCGCTGCAGCACCGGCCAGGACATCAAAGCGGCAAATCATTGCGTTGCTGTTGATGTTGTAGCCCTTCCACATACGGCACGCGATACCGCCCTCGTTCACGCGGTACGCTTCTTGTTCGCCACCTGGCAATTCAAGATCGACCGAGGCGAATACGAAAGCGTCTTTATGGAAGGCAAGGTTCTGCGATGCGATACCAGCGGTTGCCGCAGTCGATACAATCGTGATGACATCACCGGACTGCGGCAGGCTATCGACGTTCTGGAACTGTCCGGTAGCCGTCGAACTAGCCGGTCCTCGAATAGCAGGAGAAATCTTCACGGCTGCATTCGCGCCACCGCTCAGCACCGCATCTTCGGTAACAACCACAGTAAAACGGTCACGCGCCGCATTGCCCCACACCTGACGGGACTGTGGGTTGACACCGTATCGGCCCGTGATGCGGATCAAATCGCCCTTTTTCAGCGTTCCTGATGCGTTCGTAAGGCCGGTTACAGAAATGGTCGTTGCGCCTTCCGTTACGCTCGCATTGAGCGTGCCGGTATCAGTCGGGTCAATGTTCGATCCGCTGGTGTGCTTCGCCACGTTCTGATCCATGGCGAAATTGAACCCTAAAATATCGTCGCCCATTGCGCCGGTCTTGAAGTTCCGGCTAATGGTAGCGCCAGGGTTGAACAAGCCGACCAAGTTGCCGACAAGCGCCGCCTGCATCGAAGGGCCAACGATAAACTGCCGATTCCCGTCCGCTGGCGCTGCATTGTTGTTTAGCAATACCTGCGCGTCCAGAATCGTGCTAATAGCCGATGCTTGCGAGTTCGGGTCGGTTCCCGGAGTACCAGCCTGGTTATAGACTGCCTGGTAATACGTCTGAGCCAGGAACGTGTCGATCATGTTGGCGACGGTCGCAACCTGCGGCTTCACAAAGCGGTCGCTAAACTCGTCAATAGACAACGTGAGGTCGGTAGTCGAAAACTGGATATCGCAACCGAAAAGCGGTTGCAAGGTAAGCGGCACGAACTGTTCCGTGCTTGCTTCAATAGAAACCTGCTCACCGCGACGACCGATGTAGCGCGGCGGTTTACGGATATTTATCGTATCACCGGCTTTTTTGCCGTCAACGGCAAACCGGGATTCGTACTGCCGATTAACGGCACTTGCAAAAAGGGTTTGGTTTTCGAGTACACGCGCAGCTTCGCGCGTGATATCGACAAGAGTAAGCAGCGTATTACTTGCCACGTTTAAGACTCCGCAAAGACAGTGAAAAC